GCTTGGAAACGTATCGCAGCTTCTGCCAGCACGGTGGAGTACACACCACACGCGCCTTCCCACGGCTCAACGCGCTCCTCGTGCTTGAACCCAAGTACTTCCAGTCCCCGGACGAATGTATCTGCCCAGTCTCTGCGGCTGCTGACATCAGCCTCCACGTACCCAAGCAAGTCTTTAGACAGCATGTCCAGCGCACTGTCGTCCATATAGTCTGCTAGGTTAGCATCGAACGGAGCGCCATCGGCGTCGTCCATCTCAGGCATCAGCGTTATCTCAACGCTACCGTCGTCCAGCGTCACCATCTCTGGGTTAACGATCTCGATCTCCAGCTCCTGCGCGTCACCGAAGTCCAGCCCTTGCGGGGCACCGTATATACCGCGTTCAATTGCCATTTAGTGACACCTCTGTTATGTGTGCGGGCGGCTCTTTCGGACCTTTATGACAGGTTTGTAGAGTGCTTACCGGCCCAATCTTAACCCCAAAATCAACGTCCCCTTCTTCCATAAAGGCTTTAACTTGCTCCGGTGTTGGAGCATCATAGGGTCCGGTTTTGCGACTTTCCCATATGGCGGGCAACAACTGCCTGTACACGCGCCACACTAACTTAATGCGTTTTATAAGTCTCATTAATAGTACCCGCTGCGGCGTCTGCGTTCTTTCTGTTGTTCCGGCTCGTCCGTGGGCAGCCGTAGGAACCCACCTTGCCTGAACCGCATCAACGCCATGATTGTGGAGTCCACGTAGTCATCGTTCTCGCCGGACGGGAAGCTGGCAATCTCGTCAATAACCTCCTCCGCCCAGCGCCTTTCAGGCGCCCATACTACACCAGATGCAAATATATCGGAAATTGAGTTCAAGCGAGCCATCTTATTGTTAGGGTTGTTTGTGGTGCCCCTGACGGGGGTGTAGTCCTGCACCGGTATACCCATCGCCCGCAGCTCATATATTAGTGGTGCCCCGGAGGCTTTTTTCTCCACGATGAGGGTGTCCGGCGCGTACTCCTCGTACTGTTCAACCACAACGCGCTTAAGCGTGGGGAACTCCATACGGTCTTTGTACGCATTAAGCAGAATTATGTTGTACGCCGCAATCTCCTCGTGCCAAAACACACCCCACGTTGTCGCCGCCGAGTAGTCTGCGCGATTATTTGCCTCGAACGCCGTATCCCAAGACTGCAGGATGTACTCGCAATCAGGCGGCTCGTCCTTCTCCCAACGCTTCCACCACTCTCTTTTTATGATTGCCGAGGCGTCTGAGGTGGGCTGCTGCTGATACTGCGCCATCCACTTCTTGTTTGGCAGTTCTTCTCTGAGCGCCGAGAGCTCTTCAAGGCTCCAAAACTCAGGCCACAGTGGGTTTCCCGAGGGCATCAACGCCGGAAACTCAATTACTTCCCAGTCATCGCCGCCGCGCTGCGCCGCTGATTTAAGCACCTGCGCTGTTAAGTCCCGTAGCCCCCACCGTGTCATCACGATAACTATTGCCCCACCGGGCTGCAGCCGCTGCCGGGGACCCGATGTGTACCACTCGTACACCTTATCGTAGATTTCTGGGCTTGTGTCGGCTATCGCAGCCTCTTGTTCCGAGTGCGGGTCGTCAATAATAAGCAGATCGGCACCCTTACCGGTAACCGCACCACCCACACCGATTGCAAAATAGTCCCCACCCTTGCTTGTATTCCACCGGCCGGCCGCTTTTGAGTCCGCAGAGAGGTGCAAATCAGGGAAAATCTCCCGATAACCCTCCATATCCACCAAGTTTCGCACCTTTCTACCGAAACCAACCGCCAGCTCGGCAGTGTGGGAGGTCTGAATCACCTTTTTACCCGGAAATTTACCCAAAAACCACGCTGGCAGCAGATATGAGGCGAATTCTGACTTAGTATGCCGCGGTGGCATGTTGATTATCAGCCTTTTACACTCCCCGCGTGCCACCCGCTCGAACGCTTCCGCCATAATCTTGTGGTGACGCCCCATAATGAACGACGGCCACATCTCAGTAACGAAATCTATGAACCGAGTCTGCGATTTCTTGCGGTTTTGTAGCTTTTCTAGGTGGGCAAGCTCAGCTAACAGCTTCTCTCGCTCCGCTTGGTTCAGCAAAGGCAGGATTGTGGGGATGTCCTTGAGGCTTATGCCACTAAATGCACTGGCTTTACTCATCTACAAGCTCCGCATCCTCTTCATCCTCGAAGCCGAGTACGGCGTCCAGTGACGGCTTGCGCTTTGCTACCCCCAACTCATCATCAAGCGCCTGACCCAACGGTATCTCGTGCACAACGGTCGCATTAAGCAGTCGTTTTACTCGCTCTTTAATGGCGTTTTCTAGGTCGTCCGCGTCCTTGTAGTTAACCGTGATCTCACTGCGGTCAGTGAATATGCCTATATCGCTGTGCTTACCCAGCAGCTCAAGCGCCTTGAGCTCGTAGCGTGGGTCCCCGCAGTTGGCTATCTCCATCAACTTGTTTGTTATGGCCGCCCGGGCTGTCGCCGCGTCCAAGGCAAGCTGCGCCCCGTAGGTTCGCAAAAATGCAGCAGCTGCATACGCTGTGTTGGGTTCTTTGAGGGGTCCCGGTTTGCGGGCTTCGGTGACGGCACGTAGGAGTTCTTTCTCGCGCTCCATATCCCCTTCGGATATGTCCAGCTGCGCTCCTAGCTGTAACTGTAGCTCTACGGTGTTAGCAGCAACAGCCATCTCATCAATTAGCGTCTCCGGCTTTTCTTCGGACGTGTCGTACGGCACCGGGCGCTCTTTTGTAGGCTCAATCTTAATCGTGGGCATAATGTTTTCGCAGGTAATGTATACCGAGTTAGCCCTAGCGTACGGGTTTTCAACGTGGTGCGCAACACACGCACATAAAAAACGACCCCCGGCAGAAAAGGAGTAAACCGCCGAGGGCCAAGGGGCCCATCAACCAAGGCAATTTTATAGTACCCCCGTAGCAAAAATATAGATACGTAAGCCGGGGGGTCTGCATAGTTAAGGGGGGTGGGGTGCGCAGTGGATGGCGTATAAAAATAGGGGGTAAGGGTGGTGCATTGTTGCTGAGTTTGTGAAAACGTTGAAAAAACGTAATCGTTTGAGTGACATAGTAATAATGTAGGGCTGGGGGTATTTTTGGTCAGTTCGGGGGGTGGGGGATGGGTGGGGTCACGGGGTTTGGCGGCGTCAGGTCTTCGGGGTGTGGCGTTTACCTAACGGTCGTTAGGTTGTGGCGGTTTTGCTGCGGACACAAAAAAGCCCGCACTAGGCGGGCTGATCTGTTGGGGCTTGGTTAGGCTTAGGGCTGCATGGCTAGCATTACTACCATGAAGGCGTAGAACACTGGTACAAATACCAGAACACCGACAATCGTTTTAAGCCATTCCATTTTAGTCATGATTCACCCCATAACCGTTTACATGTAGATTCAATACGATACACTCTTCAAGTGATTCTATCGCGTCTTTTAAATCCTCCGCTTCTCGGTCGGTGTGCTCCGTCATATAAGTATAAGCGGCGCGTAGTGCGTTCAAGTCGCGCATATCGCGACTAATCTCGCGGGCTAGGCAAGCATAGAAACGAGCTTCGGCGGTAAACCTTTTAAGCTTGGCGGCGTTGTTGGTTGCGTGGTCGGCGTGTGCGGCTGATATAACTTTTAACATGATGTTCTCCTTGGTGGTGGCGCATTCCCTTGCGCCTTGGTTAGTAGGTGGTTTACTTAACTGACGCCATGAAGGCTTTGAGGTCTTCGTCTTCAAGCGGTGCATCAAGTGCCTGCAATGCTGTCGTGATAGCCTCCAGCGCGGCGGTTATCTTATCGCCGTGAACATGCGCCTTGATGATTGGATCGTTTTCGGCTGACATTCCAGCGCGGTAAAGCTTGGCAAGCTCGATCACGTATCGCGAATACAGGTCGCGGGTTCTGCTGGTGTTGCCTGCGCCTTCGCCTTCGCCTTCGCCTTCTTCTCCGTCTTCTCCGATAGGTGCAGTGATTTTAGGGTTCGCCAGTTCATATCCCATAACGCGGATTCGCGCCCATTTGGTGGATGGGTTCGAGTGTCCTTTGTGCGCTGTGAAAAATTCCGTTTTCATCGGCTGCAATGCTTTCGCAAGCTCGCTGGTGTCACGGTGCACACAATCTTTCCAGTGCTGGCCTGCTGCGGCCATTGCGTCAACAAGGCGGAAATTGATCAAGGCGGCAATGGCTCTTTCCGCGCTGCCGCTTATGTGCTGCCCAAAATGGTCAATGCCTGCAATGCTGGTAATGCTCTGATCCTTAACAATGGCTTCTATCTGCAATTGTGTCGCGTCTGCTGACAGTCCTGCAATCTGCGCGGCCAGTGTGTTTTCAGTGTTCAGTGTAACTAG